TTGCGGGTACTCAGGATCTACGTTGAAGAACTGCACTGGATCGTGGTTAGTGTTCAGCGTCTGTAATGAATCTTCATGACCAGCAGCCTGACTCATTGTCATCCAATACTTAGACCTTGGCGCAAGGCTAGTCTCTGCTACCTCACGGCTGACTGAGTAGTTCAGCACTCGCTGTGAGTCCATCAGCTTCTCTACGAGTCCCCAGAAGATCGTCTTGTTCTCAAATATCTTGTAGTTAGCGTAGATAGGTACAACCGGAATCATGCTGAAGACTGTCTCTTTCTTCTCTTCAAGCCAATCACTAGCGTCAAATAACCGTGAGCATACCGACTTCTTGACGCGCTTGCGCCTGCGTACTTCTGTCACGCCAATGGATTCAAGCTCATCAGCTATCTTCTTGAAGTCATCGTCAACCTCATGAACCTGACCATTGGACATCATTGCAAGCTCACGCTCTTCTTCTTCGCAGTACAGCAGCTCACCAATGACCACGACCTCAGCCTTGTCGTAGTAAGCCTCGCCATCACGGCCTTCATCTACTGACTCGCCAGAGCCTTCTGGGAAACGCCTGTCATACTCTTGCTTACCGATTGCGTGAAGGATAAAGCAATAGCGTGAGTCTGACTTGTCTTGCTTCTCTGCCGCAGGATCAAACCATACTCGGTCTAAGGCATTGCCAATAGGCTCAATAAACAGGTCTTGGTCAAAGCTATCCTGACTGACGTACTTATGCACAACGCGCCAAGCGCCAAAGCCAGTAGTTACCATAGTACGAGCAGCGTGGTTGTAGACCTCACTAGCATCAGACATAGACTCAATATTACGAACAATGCCTGAGTAGGTATTCGCTATGTCCTTGGTGCTGTTGCCGCCAGCAGGAGAGACAGAGACATCAAAGGAGGCTTGGTCAATCTCCGAACAAACCTGATCAATAATCGGATTAACCATATCAAAGCTGTAGCGCGGAGACTTGGACTCTTTCGCATTGCTGTACCAATAGGGTTCCCATTGACCATCGCGCTTATCCACAAACAGCGCCGCTTCGCGCCCATTGTCGCGCAGGTCTTGGTCAGCCTCCTGAGAAGCAGACAGAAGGTTAGCCACATACTCGTGATCTTCATAGCTAGACGAGTCATAGGTGTCCTCGCCATACTCTTTCTTGGAGTCTTTCTCGTATTCATAATCGTCTTTTTTAGCCATGCTTCCATCCTGAGAAGTTCAAAACAACCTTCTGTTGGTTTATTGCTTTAGGCGAATGCAGCGACATCATCAGCGCATCACCCATGTTCGGACTCGGCAACCGATAAGGAGGCTTTGCCATCTCTATCTTGCTGAGTATCTGTATCTTGCCAGCGTTGTTCCGTTTAAGTGGTATGCGGCATACCTCAGCGCGTAGCTGGTCTAGCACTGCTATCTCCGAGGATAGGCTGATCATGTCCTCTGGGTTCACATACTCGCCTTTGGTCACAGCTCTGTGCGTGGCCTCAAACCTGTCTCTTAGCCGCCACCAGTATTGCGCTCGCTTGTTCTTGAAGGTCTCACGGTTGGTCTTGTCTCGCTGGATGCCGCCGCTGGTGTACGGTAGCTCTGGGTCTTCAGCAGCCTCTGAGCCTTTGAACATACTGTACTTGATGCTGTTCTTGCCTGCTAGCGCCTGATCTACTTGGCGCTTGAGAGAGACACCTAGACCGTCAGCGTCCCAAATGAAATGGTCAGCGTTAGCCTTCAGCGCCTTGTCCAGCGCCCAGTCCATGCCTTCACCAGCGTCACCTGTTACCATTTCACACACATCTAAAATTACATTGCCATGACGCAAACAAAAGCCTTTACTATCAGATCCTTCGTCTGACGGATCGTGAGAGGCTATGATCGCGCCTTCAGGCTTCCAGCCTAGCTTTACATGAGCGTCTACCGCCGACAAGAACCACTCCACTGGAATGATGCTGTCCTCATTCTCGTCATACGTCTCGCCTTCCCAGACATGAGCATAAAGAGCCGCTGACATATGCTCTTGGTCATAGGCTCGCTCTTGCTCCAAGACTTCTGGGAATGCTGGATTATCGCTATAATTCATCCAGACAATCGTATGATGCTCATCCTCATAAACACCATCACGCCGCAACTCTTTTTCAAACGGCTTAACGAATCGTAGGAAGAATGGATCAGCGGCTGACCTTGGGTTAGCTGCCATCCATATCTCTGAGCCTGCTGTTCTGAGCGTAGGTGTAAGCGCCTTCAGGCTGGCCTCTGATATTGTCTGGCTCTCGTCCACAAAAACCCTGTGGAAGCCGTGGTATGACTTCACAGACTCTGGCGATCTCGCAAGCCCGATATACTTGAATGCCGTCTCATTGTTGTAACGGATCTCATTGCGTTGAATCTCAAAGCCTTTTAGGTCAAGCCGTTCTATCTCGGCACAAAGCAGCGTATGGATGGAGTCGTCAATGCTGGCTTGGAACTCACGAGCGCAAAGAGTCTTGATTCCCTGCATCTGTGCTGCCTGTAGACATAAATCACCCATTGTCATGCTCTTACCTGAGCCACGGCCTCCGATGCAAATCTTATAGCGCTTAGGCTGCAAGAAAGGAAGCATCTTCTTGGGTATCTGCATCTTAGGCATGATTAATAGCCCACCTTATTCAAAGTCAGCCATGTCTGAAGCTGGCGGCTTAAACGCTTTGAACTTTTTTGTCTTGTAGCCTCCAGACGCATACCGCAACGCTTCTGCTTTATCTTTCATCTTGAGGAAGTTGTTCGTCTTCAGAGCAGAATCCATAGCCGAGCTAATATCCTTAAACTCTTTGAGCTTACCGCCAATCAGTTGAATTGTAGGAAAAACATACCAGTTGCCGTCTTCATCCGTCTCAGCAGCCATCTTATGAGATGACACGCTCCCATCCGAGTTCTGAATGTATGGATAGTTCTCAGGATTGTTAATCCTATCAATGAATTCTGGCTCAGCCATTATTCGTACTTCACAGTATTCTTCTTCTTCTTAGCCTTAGCCATTGCGATAGCGATAGCCTGATTCTGCGGCTTGCCTGCCGCCATCTCTGTCTTGATGTTCTTAGAAATGGTTTTTTTGCTCTTACCGCTCTTCAGTGGCATCGTTCATCACCTCTATCGTCCAGTGTGTGTCCATGTCCATCATAATAGGCTTGCCGTCTGCGCCTGTGTGCTCTGTGCGGCTCTTCTCTGTCCATCCCATCCGCTGAGACAGCCATAGCTTCATGCTTGGATGATCGCCTTCCATCGCCTTGTCATAGAGCTTCTCGACCATCATTATGCCAGCTCTGGTCAGACCTCGGCTGTAGCTGTCAGAAACTCTTGAGTCACGCTGCATAATTTCTTTTAAGGTGTTGATAGATATACAGAAATAATCAGCAAGTTGTTGCTGGGTTAGTGACGGTGCTAGTTTCTCAACCATCTCTACCTCATCATCTGTAAAAACTCGCGCAGGTCTTGCCATTAGAAGAACTCTTCCTTCTCAACTTCAATAATAGTTTGAGGAATACCTGCCGCAGTCCTTAGCTCTCTGCGAGCCATTGCTGCCACGTATTCCTTGTGATCTTTATAGCGAATCTTCTTGCCTTTAGACTTATCTGTCTCATATATCAAAATATAGAAATCATCATTCTCTACAGTTTTTCTAAGTAGATAGTGATGATCTGGCTCAAAGTCTTTATCACGCTCAAACAGGTCTCCTATTTTGAGTCCTACCGATTCTACCACATTATCACCTTTTGCACCGCAAGAAAAACAATACATACCGAGCTTTTGACCTTCTGGCGTGTCATGCAAATTGATACTCATGCTTGGATTGGAGTCATCGTGTACAGGACAACAGGCAGTCCACTTGTTAGTGCCTAGCTGTCTTACCTTGTCCAGCCTATCTAATACTGGCTGATACCATTCGTTTACCATGTCCGCTTACTCCACGCTATTTGTCGGCTCTTAATCCAGCTCAGCGCCTCTGGGATAGGCTCTCGGACTACTTGCTTCAGGCCATTGGGAGCGCATGAGAAAGCATCTATGTACTTATGGTACGCCCAGCCTTTCTTATAGTTATGCTCGTAACCATAATGTAGAAGAGATGAATACCACTCTTGCTTCTGCTCCTTGGTCAAATTCTTGCGCCTTGCCTCAGCAGGTGACAGGTTCTCTGCCTTGACAAGCTCTGTGCCGTCATCCTTAAGCGTAGGAGTGCCTATAGGAAGCTCCCAGCCGCATTTACAGCGCAATCCTGTAAAGGCTCCTGAACACTGCTTGCAGTTGTGAACCACTGGCTCTTTCTCCTCCTTCTTGACCTGCTTGCGCTCATCAAAGTTTCTTTCGCCTGAATGCAACTCAGAAGGCACAAAAGACTCAGGATAAGCGCCAAAGTGAGACAGATTGCCTGCATGGTCAAGCACAATAGCTCGCTCCTTATCAGGATGAATGCGCCATATGCGGCCTATGCGCTGAATCCAGCTAGTGAGGCTGCGAGTTTTTTTGCAGTCAATACAAATACTTACACCACTATCATCCCATCCTGTATTCAG